TAGAGATTTGTGTCGTATGCTCCGCCAGCTCCAAGAGTCACCGAGTCTGTTTGGATAGCTGCAATATTTACAGATTCTTTTAATATTAAAAATCCTAAAGCTGTAGTTCTTATAAATCCACTTGCAACTTCATACATATTTCCATTTAAATCAGCAACTCCACAAGCTTGACCATTGTGCGTTGTTTTTGCAAAGTTAGTTATAGCTCCTGTTTTTCCACAGTTGCTATATCCACTAGCTTCATAAACAACAGAAGCATCATTTGAATCTTTAAGGGCATTATTGTTACATCCCTTAGGTAAATATGGTGCAACATCTTTAAATGCACAAGTTGCAATAGTTCCAGCATCTGCGTGTGCTTTTGCTAATCTTGCTAAAGCACTATAAATAAATATCGAAGTTAAAAAGTAATTTTCACCTCTTGTTTTAACAGCTTTATATAATCCACCATTTGTATTAGTAGGAGTATTTGCTAAATTTCCAATTGGATTATGTAGCGTAGCAGTAGAGCATGGGTCAATCCCTGCTTTACTTGTAAATATTCCATTTACATTTCCACAAGTAAATTTATCTACTAAGACATAGTCCAGTTCGGTATTTGCGTTAATGAACATTCTGTCTAGTACATATCCATCATACTGAATGTTAGAAATTAGAAATACATTTACACTAGGCGGCATAATTTTGTAATAAAACTTAGGAATTGCAACCATAATAGAACCAGTTGAAGTAATCACATTTCCATAATTTGAATGAGCTTTGTCATAGTGTCCTTCCATTGGATACATACCTGTTGGGATTTGAGAAGAGGGAATCGCTCCTACTCCAAAGCCAATTGTTCCTGGCACACCAATATTATATAAATCATTTAAAACTACTAAATTTTCATGACTATTTATCAAAGCAGATGCTATTTGAGCACCTGTTAAATTTATCTTTTTTTCGTTTTTGTTTGTTATGTCAATTGGCATATTATCCCCTTCCTGTTATTATGAAATTATCTGAACTGATTATTATAAAATTATCTGAACTTGTGAAAATTATTCGTTTATTATTTCTATTATTTCCAAACATATTAAAAGTATTAAACCGTTGAAACAAACTAAACATACTATTTTCCCTCACTTTCATTTATTTTTTTAATATCTTCACAGAACTTATTGTTTCTATCAACTTGCTTTTCATAGAACTCTATATTTGAATCAATTGCATATTTATAAGCTTTGGCCACTTCTATATCATCATTGTGAACTCTAATTTGCACAGGTTGAGTTCTTTCGATTTTTTGTTGCACAACACAAACAAGTTTTTCTTTAAAAACTATTTGAACTCCTTTGTTTGAGCATCCAACAAAGATAAAACTAAAAAGTAACGATAGTAAAACTGCTTTTTTCATCTTGTTTTATCTCCCCTCGTTTTTCAACTTCTTTGATTAAGGTTTTATATTTTGTAACTACGACTTCTTTTTGTTCTTGTGTAATAGCTTTTTGGACTGATGTTTCTTTTTCAACTTTTAGAGTAAGTTCGTAGCCGTCTATGATATTTTGTTTATCAATCTCATTTTTAGTAATTGTTTGCTTTTGTAATTCAATCGTTGTTTTTAAAGATGTCATATAAAAATACAATGAAAGTAAAATAAATATTGCGATTATGTAATATTTAAATTTGCCAAATAGGGCTGTTATTGCTGTTATCATTTATCTTCTCCATTTTGTCTTAAAAAATAACCTTTTATATGCTTAGCAATAATTGAAGCTGCGTCAATTTCTGGCAAATAAGTTCCTTTTGTGTAACAAACAATATTTCCCAAAATTGAATACATTTCTGAAAAAATCAACAGCCATAGAGAAATAAAAATCAATTGACTTAAATCTATTCCGATTCCTTTCGCTCCAATTGCAATTGTAATTGGGATTATTAAGAGTATAAGTTTACTTGCAACTCCATATTTCATTTTGTTGCTTGTAATTGATTCACCAATTCTTTTTGCTTTCATTATCCCTGTTACATAATCAATGATAATTAATGCCGTAAGAGATAAAATTGATTCTTGCTCTAGTCCAAAATAAACTAAAATAGAGCTAACTATAAATGCAATTGCGTTCCAAATAATTTTCATTGTTGTAATTGTTGCACTTACCTCCATTATATTGACTCCGTAATAGTTGCAATCGCATTCATGTTTCTACTTCTAAAATATACAATTACTGTATCATCTTCGAATACGTTATAGTTTAATCCAGCACCAGGTATAAGTGGATGCCCTGTGTCGTTTGCTGTTGGTGGTGTTTGCGCAGGCCAATATTCAAAAGTCACTTGAGAAACATTGGAAAGTAATGAAAAATTTTTTGGTTCCCAGTTTTCATAAATCGTCTCATTTCTCGTTGTTGTTGCCATATTTTTTCCTTTATTTTAAATTTATTCACCAATGCTTTTTGAGCAATGATTATTTTCTAGCTTACTAAGTAAGTAACAAAGCTTCTTATCAAACCATGTTGCTTCACCATTATCAATCCTTCTACCTATATGAGAGCTAACTGTTTCATCTTGACTCCCATTCCAAAACACGACATTTAGCATTTGGTCAAGAACTAATAAAAACCTCAAGAGCCTTGACCTTTTTTCTATATCGTTTTGAAACTTTTCTAATAGTTCTTTTCTCATAATTTACTAGCCTCGATAAACATAGTGTCTACTTGTGCATTTGTTAGCCCCAAAGACTCTTGCAGTGCTGGAATAAGTTGATTTGTTCTTTGTACTTCACTAGCATATTCCCACTCTATTTGTTGAGCTTTGTTTTGTGATACTAAAAGTTCAACGTCATCTAGTAGCTCTAAAGATAGTAAATATAGCCTAGCCTGTCGCATAGTTATACTTGTAGGCACTATTATTTGGTGTTCTGGTTCGATTGTCACAAATCCGTTATCATATTCAATAAAGACGTGCCCATCTAAAAAAGGTGGGAAATCCTTAAACTCTTCTTTTATTGTATCTATTGTTAAATTTTTTAGTTCTTCAAACATTTTTAATCCTTTTATTACATTATTACAAAGCTAGTTTTTGGTGATGCTACAAATATTTTAAAGTTAAGTACCTCAGGTGAGCCATCAAAATCATCTCCTTTTGCATACAGTTGAACTAAGTCCCCAGCAACTACTGTAATATTTTCTGTGTATGTAATAGTAGTGTATGAACTAGTTGTACGCAGTGTCCCCCGTGCTACCCCATTTACGTATATCTGTGCAACTGATGCTCCTGGGAAGTCTGCGTACATCCCAAAAGATACTGTTATTCCCCCCCCTGTCCCTACAGATACCTCTTTCTTTTTAGTTAAGGTACTACCCCCAATATATACTCCAAGATTAGACTGAGCTTCTAACTTAGTTCCTGCTGTAAGTAATGGTATAGCTTGTATACTATTAGCTAAAACAAACGCAGTAGTTGCTATCTTTGTGCTATTATCTCCAGTAGCAGGGGTAGGTGCCATTGGTGTACCAGTTAATGATGGACTCGCTAAATTTGCCTTACTATTCAACTGTGTTTGAGCATTAGAACTTAATGTATTAATATAGTTTAAATGCGTTGCAGTTGCCGTAACTCCATCTAGTTTATTTAATTCAGCAGCCGTTGCTGTAACCCCCAAAGTTGATAAACTTGTTGCTGGAAGAGAAGCCCAAGCGTATATTCCTGCTGTTGCAGTTGCTTGTAAAAATTTACCATTATTTGCTGTTCCATTTGCGGGTACATGTAAATTTCCATCACCAGCTGGATGAGAGTAATTATTTGCATTAGCTGCGATTGCATTTAATTTTACTTTATCTGTATAACTCATAAATCCATTTGCAGTTGTTGTTGCAGCACTATGAAGATGAGTAGATGCTGAATAATATGATGCCTCTTGTCCATTTAACTTGTGACTGTCTCTTACTTTAATTTCATACAAAGTTGATAGATCACTCCAAGTTGCGCCATTCCACTTTTCAAATTTATTACCAGTGCTGTTCCACTTTTTTGTACCAGCGGGTATATTTGTAGATGTTGTTCCTTCAAACCAAACAGCAATATCTTCATCCCTAGATTTCATTTCTGCTAAAAAGTTGGCGTAAGTCGAGGTTAAAACTGGTAAATTAAAATTTGCATTCATATCAATATCCTTCCGCTGACCATGTAAAGTCGCTTGTTATTCTATTCCCGTTCATGTCGTATATATACACTTTAAAAAAAGTTGGATTTGGAAGATCTTCAAAATCGCAAACAAATGTTTTTCTTGTGGTTCCAAGTGGGGTAATAGTAAGATTTACAATATCAACAAATGTTTTATTGAAATTCACTATTGTTCCTGTTGCATCACTTTCATTTGCTATTGTTTTTCCACTATCACTCTTAATTTTGCTGTCAAGTTTCACTTCCATTGCATTTATTATAAACGCATCGTTTACTGTTCCTGCAAATCTAATTTTTACCTTCACATATCTAAAGGTTGAGCCACTCACTCTTGAAACATTGCTGTTTAAGCTATAAGTTGTTCCATCTGCACTTGTTGAAATATCTATTTCATACCCACCACTTCCCACTCTTTCAAAATCAAGAGTTACACCAACAGTCGTTGAGGGCAAAATAGTTCCATAATCAAATATTTCTTCATAAAATGAAGATGTTGCAAATGGTTGTGCATACAATAAATATCCAGCACTTACTTGAGATTGTGGAGTAGTCCAATTGTTTACAGTAAAGTGTGCTTGAAATGTTTCATTTTTTATACCTAGATAAAGTTTTCCATTATCTAAGATGGCATTATTTTTAGTTCCACCAAAAAGACTAAGCCATAAAGCATTAAGAATATAGTCAGGCGGTTCGTTCACAAGTGCTGTTGTGCTAGAACTTTGGCCTTTGTTCCCTGCTGTATCAACAGGGATTATCCAATAGGTGTAATAGTTGCTTTCACTTTCAAATAGATTTGCAAAAGTAGAATTGTTTGTTCCTATTAATGTTGCAGTTTCGAGCGATTCGCCTTTTTTTATTTCTGCGTGTGAAATTGGTAGTGTTTTTGCTGTTTGATTCCAATATAGTAAAATATTGTTATCAATAACTTTTGAAGTAACAGCAGTTGCAACAGGAACTGTAATAATAGAAGTTGCTGATCTAATTGTTGATTTATTCCCTGCAATATCAACAGCTTGAATAGTAATTGTTTTTGAACTCCAATTTACTTTTGTTGTATAAGTAGTTGTTTTTGCTATTGTTGTAAGATCATCATGGTTTACAATATAGTGTGAAATTGGATAAGTAGAGTTTGACTCTTCCCATTTAATTAGTACGTTCTCACCTTTATATGAAACATTCACGTTTGGAGAAAGAGGAACATCAACTACTATACTTTGGTCAATCGCATCACTTGAAGCAAGTGCAATATTTAACGCTTCAACTTTAAAAGTATGTGTGCCAGCTGTTAATAGCTTATAGTTAAAAGTAGTTGACTTTATATTATCTTCAATTACTACATCATTATGATATATCTTATACCCAACTGCAAAAGCAACCGAAGCCCATGAAATAACTGTATTTGTAGACAACAAGTTAATACTTAAATCTTTAGGTTGAGCAACTTTTGCTAAAAGGCCTTGAAAAGTATGTAATATAGCCTTATCGTTCACTTTTATTTCATATGTTTTACCTCTTGTTAATTGGTTTTTTATCTCATAATTGTTTGTAGATGTTGTTCCTATTTTTCTACCATTTAAATAAATAATATTAGTTAATTTATTTCCATTAAACGATACAACTATCACCTCTTCAACAGTTCCATCATCTTTTTGAATCAAAACCTCTTCGGCTTGAACATTTGTTGTATTATCAATTAATACTATTGGTTCTACATCAATAATTGCATTGTCACTATAAACATCAGGGTTATATTCGATTGCTGTTATTTTTCTTTTTAGATCACTAGCCCTTGTAATTGATGTCACTCTATAAAGGTTTGTTGCTTCGGTATCAAGTCTACCAAGAGCATATACATCAAATTTATTAATTTCCCGCGGGAAATTTCCAATTTCTATCGTATCTGTTACAGTGTTCATATTAACCGAAGGAATATTTATAGTTATGATTTCATCGTCTGAACATCTAATTTGAATTTCATAATCTTCATTGTCTAATAGCTCAACTTCTTGGTCTAGTATCAAATTCCCTTCAAAAACTCCTAAGATTCTTCCATCCGCCAAAGTATTTGTCATATACTTAACCCCTACTTTTATTACATCACCAACATTACAAGCAATTGCATCCACGAAAGCTGTAAAAGATACAGTTTCACTTATGTACCTATTTTTATTTAATAAAAATTTTGCATAAGATGCTGCTATTGCTCTTTTTGTGCAACCATACAAATTGATTGAAGATTTAATTTCCATAGTTTTTGAATCAAAATCATGTGATTGAACCTGAACTGTTTTTGCTTTATAACTATCAGTTTCATCATAGTATGTAACTTCAATAGTATTACTTCGTTCATTATGTGGAATATATGAAATTGAAAATGAACTATCAATAATATTTCCACCTGTAAATAAAAAACCTTGAGTTGGGATATCAACTACTTTTTCAACAATTGGAGTAAAAATACTTCCAAACTGTAATACAATCCCGCGACCTAAAACAGATACCATATTCAAAGCTGATTGAAGCTCTTGTTGTGAATCTAAATATAAGCCAACTGTTAAATTTTTAGCGCTACAAAAGTCAGCCCACTCTTGGAATTTTGTTAAGTTAATATCACTATCAGGAATTCCTTCACGTTTTAATAAATCATAACAAGCCCATGCTGGGTTTGATTTTGGTTTCACAGTTCCTGTATTATTTACTAAACAAGTAACAGTTGGAAAGCTTCCATTTAGCTGGTCCGTAGCCATTGCATTAATACTTAATAGTGCAACACCTGGATAAGCAAAATCATCATAAACAATTTCATTTATATAGTCTAATACTAAACTATTAGCTACTCTTGTATTTGTATCAAAAGCTGTAATTCTTTTAATTTTTACATCATAATCAGACGCAACTAGGTTTTTAAAAGTATAAGATAGTCTCTTACTTGTTTTATAAGAAGTTGAAATAGTCTTACTTTGTGTATTCCATGCTGAATCGCTACATTTTTTATAAGATATTTCAAAAGTAATTGTTTTTGATGTGTAAGAACCATTGTCTTCTATTACAAATAGGCCCGTAGGTAATAGCATAACAATTTCAAGTTCATTTACGCCATTCGAAGTTGTTGTATATGTTGTTTCATAGTTTAATTCATTTAATGCACGACTTAAAGATATGGTTATTGCTGTATCCCTAAAGTTTCCTATTGCTGTTTGATTTATTGTTCCTAATGTTTGGTAAGATGTAATATCATTAAAGTTTCCTATTGCTTGGCCATTAATTTCAATATCACTTATACTATTCACGGCTCCATCGTTTACAGCCATTAAGATATTTAAATGCTGTTTGTCGTCTTCTAAAGATAAATAACTAGAAATTATTGGAGGTGATACTCTTGCTGTTCCTAATAAAATAGGTAAGGTAGCTCCTATTTCTCTAGCGTTTGAACCGCCACTATAAGCATAAGTGGGAGAAACTTCATTTAGCGTGGTTGATGTTCCAATGCTAGAAGTTGGTGCTGGCAAAAGTGAATTTATTAGCATACCACCCCCAACAATCACGGCCGCTTGTAATCCTCCGAATATTAGAGCTCCACTTAACCCACCATAAACACCAGCTCCAACCATTCCTGCTGTTGCACCCATCATTGCACCTGCTGCATAAGGTGCAGCAATTGCAAGTGCTACCATTGCCACGATTCTTATGATACTTTTACTACCACCGCCACCACCTGCAGGGATTGGAACTATTGCTAAGAAGTCATTTTCTCTTAAAACATACTCATAGTTTTCTGTAATTTCTCCATTTATTGAAACTACAAATTCTATATCTTCAGCATATGGAATTAATAATTCCCAAATAGGAACACATGAAACGGTTCTTGTGTGTTTTTCATTTGCATTAAAAGGATTTAATATAGTTGTTAGTGTTGCCATTTGTAAAATCCTTTTATTTGGTTTTTTATTCTTTCATCATCAATACTTGTAAGATACGAACTCATATTTTCTCTTGTATCAATAAATCTTTTATCGTCAATCATTACTGCAAAGTGAGTTACCAAGCTTGGATGTTCAGCGTTTACACTCATGGCAACAACTGCATTCTTTTGTTGAGTTGTTAAAGTCCAGTTTTTTGAAATTTCATTTAAATAATTTGCAAAAGTTCTTCTTGGTTGTTCTGCTGTAATTACAGTTTCAGGAAGTTCTATATTTAAAACTTCTTTGTAATATAGTTTTACAAGTCCATAACAATCACACCCTCTAAAAGTTCTACCTTTAGAAACAAAAGGGATTCCAATAAAATCATTTATCATTTAGAAACTCCTTGATTTCCAATTGCTGGGAATCCACCATATCTTTTAGAATTACCAAGTTGACGGCATCTTGAAAGTGATTTATCACAAGTGGATACACTTCCTGCATATCCACAAAGAGTAGATTTAAATTTGAATCTACAAGAGTTTGGGAACATTCTAGTTTGTGGAGTTCTAGCACGGAATAAATCCCTGGCACTAACTGTAAAACTAACCTCAAGATGATTTAAACTTGAAGTTGTAAGTATTAAATTTGTGCTATAAACGGGTGTTGTATTTGCTAAGTCTTTACTATTTACAATATATAAAACTACTCGTATAGGCTCAAAACCATTTGTTTTTACATAAACATCATATTGTCTTATGTATTGACCGATAATATTTTTTACATTTCCAACTTTTATTTGAAACTGGCTAGTTTCTGCATTTGCAGTTTGTGAAATTTCATCCAACTCAAAAGGAAATTTAAGCCAAGTAAATCCCTTCCAAGATACATCATCATTGTTATTTACAATTCTTAGAGTCTCAGGAACAGATGGAATACTTATTTCTAACATTACCAGCCAAACGCTGTTGCTGTTTAGTTTGTTTTTTTCTGTTTTAGTAGTGCTAGATAACATTTTTAAACCTCTTTTAAAGCTATTTTAGTGCTATAAGTTTTCATGATCTTGTCGTATGAAAAGTTGATTTCATCCATTTCAAAATTAACTTCATGGGTATCATTAGTTAGGGGATGTACGAAACTAAAACTAAGCCCTTGATTTGTTGTAAAAAATGTATCTAACTCTGTTTTTTTCACTAATGTTAGATTCTCATGTGTAAAAGAAAAAGCTAAAATTTTTCTAGTATATTTTGCAACTTTTTGAGAATACCCACTGTTATAACTACTTGTTGTAACTGGTTTAATAGTTTTTTCATCAAAGCTTTCAATATTTAAAGTAGTAGGATAAATAGCCATTATCTGGTCCCCTTAATAATATCTCGAATTCCCATTGTATTTCTGCTTACACCATTCATTACAATTGTTAAAACTTTTTCTGTTTCCCCATTTTGATTAATTTGTGTGAGTTCACTTATTTTGTCAGCTGTTATTTCACTAGAAGTATTATTTTGAATATTTAAAACAACATTTGAAGGAACAGACTTTACTCCTAAATCATTTCCAATTCTACTTAATGGGATAATTGCTTCAGGTCCTGCTTCACCCATAAGTCCAGTTTTACCATTTGACATAGGGAAATATGTAGGGCTTCCAACAACTCCACCTGTTGCAAAAGCAACATCGTGTCCGCCATCAAAAACATTACCATTTGCACTTGCAAAGATATTCCCAAAAAAGCTAGTAGTACCAGCATTATCAAATATATTTCCAGCAATTCCTGCAAGTTGTTTTTGGATAACAATTTTTGCTAAATCAGCACCCAAACTTCTTGCAAATTCACTAAAGCTAGCTTTACCTTCAACTACAAAAGTAGCTAACGAATCAGTCATTCCATCCAATGTTCTTTCAAAAAACATTCTTGATTGAGCATAGTTATCGTTCACTCTATCTTGATAGTCTTTTATCGCATCTTCCATACCCATATGCCAGTCATTTGAAGCTTCTCTTTTTTCTTGTTCTGTTCTTTTAAAATATTCAGCTTCATCAGCTGCTATTTCTTTTGATTTAGCAGAATACATCTCTTTGATTTTGATTTCATCTTGACCTTGTTTTTTCCAGTCTAAAACTTGTTGATCAAGCAATGTTCTTTCATATTCAAATTTATTTAAAATTGTTCTGTTATATTCGCTATCAAATTGTTTTTGATTTTCTAAAATTACATTATTTTTTTCTTCTTCATCTTTTACTTTTTCATCATTTAATCTTTTAATTTCTGATTGATACCATTCTTCAACTTTTACGGCAGACATTTTATTGTTTAAATGTTTTTGTTTTTCAGCATCAAGCAAAGAAACCGAATAATCATATTTGCTCATAGTTGCTTGTTTATATTTATTGTTAAAATCTTCTTCTATTTTTGATTTTTCATCTGCATGTTTTTTAGCATTAACTAAATTATCATTATCTTTATTTTCTCTCTCAGATATTTTTTTTATTTCCGATGAATACCATTCTTCTATTTCAACTTTTGATAAGCTAGTAGATAAATAATCCTGTTTCTTTTGATTTAATATTCTTTTTTCTTTTTCATATTTATCAATTTCTATATTTTTATATTTTTGATTAAATTCATCTTCTATTTTTGATTTTTCTTCAGCAAGTTTTTTTAAGTTTGCTGATTTTTGGACTTCAGACTTGTTAATATCCTCGAGTTGTTTTTTTAAGATTCCTAATTTGTTAGATTGACTTGAGGCTTCTGCATTATATGTTATTGCTAAATCAGGTCTAGTTTTTGCAAGTTGATTAAGTTCTCTTAAACTATCTTCTACTTCTTTTATCTCTTGTTTTAGTTCAAAAGCACTCATTTCTCTTTGAATATTTAAAAAATTAGATACTGCACGACTAGCTTCTACTAACGCAGGAGTAAAAACTGTCATGATTTTATTTCCTACACCAGTTGAAATTGAACCAAGAGTATCTAATCCATCATTTAATTCACCAGCTGAATTTGCAAAATCTTGAGATATTATATTTCCTGTAATTTGAGCTTGTTTACCAAGTCTTTCAATCCCATCTGCTCCAAGGTCGGTATATCTTACTAAATCTCCTGCACCTTTTCCAAATATTTCTTGAACAAGTGCTGTTTTTTTATATCCATCATCCATGCTTTGAAGTTTAGAAACGATTATGTCAAAAGTTTTTTCAGTTGATGTGAAATTTTCTTTTGCAAATGATGCACTAATTCCAAGTTCTTCAAAAGCTTTGGCAGCTCCACCACCACCATCACGATTGAAATCATTTACATTTGCTATTAATTTTGAAAAACCTGATTCTAAAGTTGATATTTCAACTCCTGCAAATTTTGCTATATAAGCATATTTACTCCAAGCTTCAGAGCTTAATGCTAATTTTTGAGCTTGTTCACCCATAGCATCAGCTGTATTAATAATATCTTTCATAGCAGAAACTGAAACAATTCCTGAGATAATTCCAGCTAAAGGACCTAATGATGATTTTATGTTGCTAACTGTTTTATCAACTGTTTGCTGGGCTTTTGTCATGCCCTCAACTAACTTTGATACATCAGCAGCAACGTCAATTAATACTCCACCTATTTTAGTAGCCATTATTGTCCTTTCTTAATATTATTCATTGCTTCAATGATTTGTTCTGCTAAAGATTGCTCTTTTTTTGGCTCTTTTTTAATTGTTATCATAAAATCTTCAATTAAAAAAGGTTTTGATTTTGGATTTCTATTTACATTTGCAAATAGCTGCATCTCTTTTGCTAACATTATTTCTACTCTATCAGACAAAAAAGGTTCGATTTGTGAATATTCATACCATTCACAAAGCTCTTTATATGACATCTTGTTTTCAAGTTCTGATACAGTACAACCAAGATTTAATGCTAGACGGAATAAAAACCGCCTATCATCTACTTTTTTACTTTATTTACCTCTAAAATCTTTTCATTTGCACTATCTATAAAATCTTTGTCTTTTAGATTTTTGATTTCTTCAAATGTAAAAACTTTATTTGATTCAGCATCTACTAACCCAAAAGAAACTCTTAAACAAAGTGAATCAAAGTATGCTTCGTCTGTTACTTTTAATTTTCCTTCTTGCACGTGAACAGCATTTTCAATTAATTTATTTTCAACTAAAAATTTCTCTTTTATTGTTAATTCACTAACAAACAAACCCTCTTTATTTTCAAAAGGGAATTTATTTATTTGATTTTCTTTAAGAAACAAATCTTTTAAAAATACCATTATGAAGCCTTAGTTTTTGCAACGGAACCAGTGATTTCACAACTTGAATCAAAAACTACTGTCTCATCAACTGAAATTCCATCTGTTTTAAATGTTTGTACAAAAACATCAAAAACCCAAGTAGTACCTTTTCCAGTTGGTGTTTTTCTGTTTGCTAACTCAACTTTCATTATCAACTTTGTACTATTATCTCTTGCGGTTTGTAGCATTTCCTGACCTACATCATCTTCTATATAATTTCCACCTAGAGTAATTTGACCTTCATCTTTTAATCCTAGCTTTTTTTCTTTTGCTGTTGACTTTAGGTGTGTTACATCTTTGATTGATGCAGTTCCACCACCAATACCACCAAATGATTTTACTTCACTAATTTCCGTAAAAGTAGTTCCATTTGTACTTACGCTTATTGTTGCACCTTGACCGTTTACTGCTCCACTCATGTTTAATCCTTTTTATAAAATTGATAATCTACTTTGATACTATGAAGTTCTGTATCACTTTCATAGTCATCAACTGCACTTTTATATACTGCTATATTTTTAAAACTCTCTTTTAAAACTAGAAATAAATTTTCAAGTTCCAACTCATCTTTTGAATAAAGAGATATTTGAAAAATACCTTTTTCTTTATCCATACCTTTTAAATGCTGTTCTGTATTATCAATAATTCTTTGATAAGTAATAGCAGGAAAAGCAGTATCACTTTCTATCTTTTTAGAAAATATTCTATCTTCTACGATTGCTACTATTTCATTACTTTTTAAACTTTGATATACAAGTTGTTTAAGCATTTTTACTTCTTTCAATCTCTTTATCTATTCGTTGTTGCATCTTTTTTCTAACTTCATTTATTACTTCATCTGCTCTTGATTCAAGAGCTGGTCTCATAAAGGGACTGGCTTCAGATTTTGAAGTACCAAATTCAATCATATGAGCATAATATGCATCTTTTGGTTTATCTTTGAAATATTTACTATTTAAGTTTTTTTCATACCATTCTCTACCATCTTTAATTCTTCTTATTCCTAAAGAAAATTTTGTAATATTTTTACTTTTAGGTCTTCTTTTTTTAATAATAATTGAAGCTTTTGTTAATCCACTTTTTACAGGAACATTCTTTTTTGCTTCTTTTTGAATAGTTACAGCCCCTGCTCTTACAGCACTATTTAAAATATTGTTTTGAACATTTTGTGGAAAAGCTTTCAAAGCTTTTGAAAGTTCTTTTAAACCTTTGATTTCACTCATTATCAAAACCTTTTACAGCGATTAATAACTGTTTATTTTGAGCATAAATATTATTCACTTTAATAATTTCATATTTTTTGCCCTGATATTCAATAACTAATTTTTCATTAATCAATGAGTTATACCTAACTGAAATAATCAATTCCGTTTTTGATAGAACCGAGTTATCAAAATACTTTTCAGTAGTCTGAATATCTCTTATACTTGCAGGAACTTTCTGATTAAATACATTTTCAAACTCTACTTTTCTAGCTCCAATTGCATCTGGAGTTTTGTTTTTTGAAAGAAAGTCTATATATTTATTTAAAGTTCCTGCTCTCATTAACTTCTTATCCTATATCTTTGTAAAATTAAGTCAACATGATTATTTTTTGCAATTGAAACACCTGCTGTTAGTTCTTCTCTAAACTCATACAAAGTAGAAACTCTAACTTTTAACCATTGTCTTAAATCAGCTGGGAAATTAGTGGTATAACCACTTTTAAAAGTAATTCTCACAGCTTTTTTATGATTTCTCATCTGTACATTTGGAGTAGTATTAAAAACAATTTTTCCAACTTCATACTCATTAAATAAATAATATGATGTTGAATCTATTGTTTGATATACTCCATTAATATCCATATATTCAAAAGATACTATCTCTTGAACTGGATTTTTAGGAAATTTAAAATTTTCCCGTGGGAAATTTGATAAATATAGTTCATAAGTAGCACTTGCAAATTGTCTATTTGTAATATCTTGAGCTTCAGTTATTGCAGAATCTATAAAAGATTTAATATCTAAATCATCATCAGTACCAATTACTTTTATAAATCTTTTTGCATCTTCTAAAGATAAAATTTTATCAATATCCGTTTGTGTTGGCGCTACTTTTTGAACTATCATTTTTCTTCATCACCTTGGTTTTGTTCATCTTCTTTTTTTTCAGGTTCATCAATTACAATTGACTCTGTTATTCCTAAGATTTCATTAATTGCATTGATTCGTTCTTGAAGTTTATGCTTTTCATCAAGAAGTTCATCTTCATATTGAATAGCTGCAATTTGTTTTTCTTTTTCAAGTTTTTCAGATTCTATATCTGATAACTCAACAAGAGCAGATTCGTACTCTTTTTTATTTTTTGGTTTTGCAATTCCAGCATCAATAAGTCTAATTGCTTCATCGGTAGGGAAGTCATAATCCTTCCCTACTTCATGAGAAATGTCACCACTTAAATGCTGTAACATTGTTACTTTCATTTGATGATCCTGTTAAGCATTTTTAGCAACAACAAATGCTTCATCAAGCATTCTTTTTGCATCAACTCTAACAGTAACTCTAAATCCTACCATTCCTGTATCAGAATATTTTTCATTTAATCTTCTGATTTCCATTGCACCTCTATCTGCAATTTGATAGTAATTAAAGTCACCAAATACCATGAATTTAGCACCTATTCCCATATCAGGTAAATTTTCATCAATAACAACTGGTTTACCTTCAATTGTCATAGAAGATTTAATTTCATCTTTATAGAAATAAACACCTTGCCCATCATTTAACTCTCTAATTTTTTGAAGAGTTTTAGTATTCATTCTCCATGTAGCTCTTGCTCTATATGCCTCACCTAGTGCATAATAAATTTTTGCAACTTCAGCACCAGTTATTGCAGCACTTCCTGCTGTTGTTGTATCAGCTGTTGCTACTAATGCAGTTGCGTATCCAGTTGGTTTTTTAGTACCATCACCTAAACAAAATGCAGGAGCTTCAGCTTTGTCAACACCTTTTGCAATTTGATTAGCCATATATGCTTCAAAATTAATTGCTGTATCATTTAACAACTCATCAGAAACTTTTATGATTCCACCAAGTTTATATGCGTTGATTTGTTTGTTTCCAAAAGAAGAATCCGTCTCTCCATAAGTTCCAGTTTCATCAATCCATGCAAAAGTTGGAGCATCACCTTCAACTGGAACATTTCTAGTTGATGTTGTACTAATAACATTTGAAATACTTCTAGTTCTTGATAAAGTATTTAACTTTTCTAAAACTGTATTTTGATAAGATTGAGGAACAGTATAACCACCATCCTCTGCAACACCTTCAGTCATTGCAGCTTTAAAATCTGCAAAATCTTGGCCAGCAATATATTTATCAAAACCATTTCTGTAATCCGCACTTGCCATAGCATTAACACCTGCAATAATTGGTTCATCAACTTGATTTCTTAATCCATTTTCAGTAGCAATTAAATCAATATTTCTTGTTAAAGCTTTTACTTCATCAGATAAAGCATTATATTTTGCTTCAATTGTCGCATCCATTTTTGGGTTAGCATCATTTAATGCTTTCATCTCTTTAAATTTTTCAGCTCTTGCTGAAATCAGTTCTTGTAAATTCATAAGTTAATCTCCATTTCTAAAATTTGTAGGTCTCTTTCTCTTTGTTTAGCATTATTCAATGCCACCTCTTTTTCTTCATCATCTACATTAGGAACAACATCTAAAACACCATCTTTAGTGAGTTTTGCAACAGCTTGCACGAACTCATCATTTGAGAATTTCTCACTTGCTGTTTTACAACAAGCTTTAAAACTCTCTCTTGCTAATGCTAATGATTCATCTTTGGTGTTTTGATTTTCAGTTGAGATAATTTCATCACAAAAACCAGAATCTAAAATCTCATTCCCAAAGTAATAAGATTCTTTATCCATTGCTTGTTTTATAAGTTCTTTTGATTTGCCAGTTTTTGAAATGTATTTTTTAGCTATTAATGATGAAAGTCCAGCCAACACATCTGCAATTCTTCTTAATTCGTTTTCATCACCATAAGTAAAAGTCCAAGCGTTGTGAATCATGAATGTTGAGTTATCATGAGCTAGAATCTTATCTCCAGCCATTGCAATATATGTAGTTATTGAAGCTACCAAAGAACCCATAACCATAGTTACAGTTCCTTTGTCATATTCTTTAAATGCATTGTGTATGGAGATACCTTCAAATACACTACCACCTGGACTGTCTAGTGTTACTTTTACATCACCAGTTATAGAATTTAAATATTCTCTCACAGTTGATGCACTCATACCCCAAGAGCCTATTTCTCCATCAATCAAAAACTCATTCATTGTTTATTTTCCCCCGTGAAATTTTTTAAATCTTTTGTAGCTTCACCACTTATTATCCTGCTTACAGGTGCATAAGATAACTGCATAAAATACTCATCACCACCGTCATAAGAGTTCATGTCCTCATAACTTCTTATTTCATTTGGATTCATAGAACCAATTCCCCACATGTTTTTGTAGTATTCAGCTTTTGTTTTTACATCAGCTCTTAAAAGTGCGTTAAATTGGAATTTGATAATTAAATTTGATTTTTCCGATTTGTTTAATAGTTTTTGTTCTGCTTTTTCTTCTATTGCAATTAAGATTGGTAAAATAGTATTCGTTTGAAACTCTAAATATTTTTGCTCTAAATTCCCATAAGATGAAGCAGTTGAATCGTTTAACATTGAAGTAGGAACTCCAAAAATAGCACCAATGTTTTCACGATTAAGTTTTCTTGATTCAAGCCACTGTGAATCACTATTTGAAATTGAAATAGGTGAGAAAGTTAACCCACCCTCTAACAATAAAGGTTTTCCGCTATTTTCTAAACCTGAATATTTTTCTTCTAACTGCGTTTTTAATCTTTCAAAAGCTTGATCACTAAGTTCTGAGGGATTTGTAAATGCACCACTTGGTGTTGCTTGATTTTTAAATAATTTATTTCCATGAGTTGCAGCATTATTTGCAAATTCCAATGTTTGTCTTGCATATGCAATTCTTGAAATACCAACTAATCCCTCATTATCAGGAATATCAATAATATGTAATATTCTATCTGCTGGTATTAAAGTTCCATTATAGTTGTAGATTTTTTCTTTATTATTGTTTTTTAAAGCATAAGATACAGTCATTAAATCAGCTTTTAGTGGATAAATAGCCACTATTTCCCCTAATCCGTTTTTAATAAGTTGAGCATAATGATTTCCTCGTAAGTCTAAATCTTGAGAAATCATCTTTTTCCACTCAAAAGCTGTTAAATTTGGGTTTGGTTCTTTTCTTAATAATCTATATAAAGAATGTGATTTATTTTCTTTTTTGCCATTCTCGGTAACTATATAAAGTTTTAATGGCAATAATGCCATTGCATTTGCTTTTAGGTTTATACAAGCGAATACATCTGCAATCTTTTGAGCTGTTCCAACCGATACACTACCTCTTGAAGAAAACAAATCTAAATATCTAGTACTATCACTATGAAATACTTCAGTAGTATCCGAAGACATAAAAGGAGTTAGTAAATTTTTCATTCTTGAGTATCTTTAGTTAATAAAATTAAAATAAATTGAGAAAGAATAAAAATTGTACTAATTAGATATGTTGAACCTAAAGATATTTGAAAGTATCTAAAATCAAAAAGACAAAATACTCCAACTGAAATAATTGTTGATAGGAACAATAGAAATAATAATATGATTGCAAGGGTTTTTAATTTTTCCATGAAAGAAGTTTATAAAATTACCGCCAACATATGTTGGCGTTGGAAAGATTTGGAAAAGAATTTGGAAATTTGTATTATTTATCTATGTTAATTCGGTATTACTGAATTATTTAAGTTTAATTTAATAAATACTATGTAATAATTCTTGTATAGAAAGATTAAACAACATAAAAAAAGGATAGAAGATGAAAGTAAAAGTTTATACAGTAGAAACAAGAAAAAGAATTTATTCAGTTGTTGGAATATCAATTAAAGATGTAAAAACTTATATAGAAAATAATAAAAACGATTTAGATTTATCTTTTGATATGAGCGGATATTATAAAGTAACTTTAGACAAATTCAATGGTGTTTCAAGTTATACAATTTATGATAAAGGTTTAGAATCTGAGTATATAGACTTAGTTTATTTAAATCAAGGTAATTGTCAATTTTGTACTAGTTTGGCTTCTTATGAGTTATTTGAAAAAAATAAACATTTAATTAAAGAAAATAAATGAAGAAATGTAAAACAACACAAAAAGAACTTGCAGAATATTTGCAAGTTCGAGAATCAACTGTTTCTGAATATAAAAATACTGCTGTTGGAAAATTAAAACTACAGCTTATGCTAAAAGGGCTTGAAAAGATTAAAGAAGAAAGAGAGTTAAGACAGAAAAAAGAAAATTAATTTCCCGAGGGAAATTAATCTAAATCCCTCAATCCTCTTTCTTCATAAACATTTGTAGGTTTTTCATCTTGAGTTGCTTCAAAATATGAAAGTGCATTGATTATTGCAGCTGGTCCATCTATTTTTTTATTTGGATTTGTTTTATCAGGCTTAATATTTCCCGTTGCATCTGAAATGATTGTTAGATTTGATACCATCCAGTTTAAAACTGGGTCATTTTCATGTACTAAATTACCCTCTTTTACTAAATCTAAAAAGAATTTCGTAGGTGATGAAATAGAGCCAAAACCTTGTCTTAGTGGAATATTATCTTCATATCCATTATCTTCAAGTCTTTTAACTAAATGT